AAGAAAGGAGATGGAACTAATGGCTGAAGATATTAAACCAATTGAAGAAAAGGTTGAAGAAAAGAATGAAACAAATGTTATGAATGGACGCAAGGTAGTAAGCATTGAAATAACCAATAGTGGTGTCAATGTTTCGTGGACAAAAGAGTTAAAACGAATTGAATTAATAGGTGGAATAGAGATAGCGAAGAATACGATTAATAATTATTATGAAGAACTTGAATTTCGCAGTAAAATGTCAAATCAAAAGATAGTGAAGCCCGAAAAGAGCAATTTTCTTGGAAATTTGAGGGGTTTTTTAGGTAAAAAATGAAGGTAAAAAATAAAGAAAGGAGCTGAACAATGATTAAGCCGGTTAATGGTTATGTGTTATGTAAAATATCAGATGTTGAGCAAAAAACGCAGTCCGGGATTGTTGTACCTACTCTCAGGGGTAAAGGATACGAAGACCACGTCCAAGCAGAAATAATAGATATTGCAATAGATTGTGTCGAAGATGGGGTTGAAACAAAAGAGTTATTTCAAAAAGGTGATAAAGTATTGTTCAAAAAAGGGTTATCTGAAAAAATAGAGATTGAATTTGACAACAAAAACCAATACTATCTTATAAAAAAAGATGATATAATGGGGATACTATGATTAAAGAAGTGGTTGTGCCGGAAGGCGAATACTGTAATGGGTGTAAGTTGTTAGATACTTCTGGGCTGTGTAATGATTTGTGCAAGATGCTTGTAGTCGAGGGTAAACAAGGAATACCTGTTGATTATAGTTATACTACGTTAAAAGATAGGTATAAAGTATTAAAGGATGTGGAATGCCAGCGGTAAGCAGAAAACAGCGTAAATTTATGGCTTCTGAATTGGCGAGGGTGAGGGCAGGAAAACACGCCTTAACCGGAATGACCGAAGAACAATTGGGTCATTATGTGCATACGCCAGACAATCAATTGCCCGACAGAGTTCCAAAATCAATTAAAACAGCAAAAAAAATAAAGAGATACAATTATAGGCACAAATTAAGGGTAAAATAAAGAGGCCATAAAAATGGTAAAGTATTATAACAAGAACAGGTCAAAAAAATCCATTGATGTTAATTCTGAAGTCAATGACCCCGAAAAACTATTAAAAAAATCTGAAATATCGGCGGCAAAGATAGTTGATAAATCAGATATACCTGTTAAGAATAATGAAGAATATGAATCTAAATACGATGTTAATTCAAACAATGTTTTAGATTTGGAAGAAAGTGTTATAAAATACCTTGAAAAAGAGTTAATGGAAGGGATAAAGAACGGTCTGCCTTCCGGTGAATTTGCTGATAAATTATCAAAATATGAGAATATGTATTTGATGGAACCTGACCCGTCCAAAGACAATGACCCGTGGCCTGGGGCGTCTAACACAATGCATCCAGGGGCATCCATAGCCATAAAAGGCAAGCACGCCAGGTGGATTAAGAGTATATTTGGGATAGAGCCATATTGTCTTATATCACCCATAGGCAAAGCGCAAGAAAACGCAGAATCAAAAGATATAATTAGTAAACTTGAAAATTGGTTTCAGTGCATATATTCAAAGGTAATGAGGGCAGAAAATGAACACAAGATGGTTTTTCTCAATGCTGGTAAATTAAACACTGGCATAGCGATGTTATCATGGGAAACCAAATATGAAAAAGTATATGAAAACAATGTAGAATATACAGATTTACAGCAATTTATATCTGATTTTCCTACGGCAAAAGACGCCGGGGTAAGTGAGCGGAAATACCAAGAATATATACAGCAATTATCAATTATGCAGGAACGCCGCATACAGATGAACGCCATTCCGCAAGGCATCGGGCCAGCCGTCCCGCAAATGCCGGAAGGGGATAATGCAGGGCAACCGGAACCCAATATGGTATCACCAATCGCAGAACCTTTGGCAGAACCTTTTCAAGAAAGTGTTATCATACCAAAGATTGAAAAATGCATATCTGTATATAATTATCCCATATTAAAGAACGTAAATAGGGACAAATTCGTTATAATCCCAAATGACATAGATAATCTTGATGTTGCAATAGGTTATGGGTATGAGTTTGATTTGACGTGGAACGACCTCAAAAAGGGCGAAGCCGAGGGCATATATTATAATATTGACCGAATTGTGTCCAATGGTGGATCCAATAGTGGATCCAATGAAGGTGACAGCCAAGCGGAAATATCAAGAAAAGAATCTGAAGGGAAATCTGACGCTGATATAGAAAAAGAACTTAAAAAGACTGTATTTAAGGCGTACAAATTAATATATAAACACGATATTGATGATGATGGGCTTAACGAAAAACTTATATTAACGTATATTTCTGGATATAATGTTATAATCAGGGCAGAATTATGGGATGAAAACCTGTATTTTATACCTCATTACATAGAACGCAGGCCAGGAAGATTTGATGGCATGGGCGTATGTGCTAAATTAGAAACCATTAATGACCAGGGGACAATATTTTGGAATTTGCGGGCCAATGCCGCAAGAATGATATGCGCCCCTTCGTTTAAGGGTAAAAAAGGCTCTGATTTTGACCCTACACGAGAAGAATGGTATCCAGGCGTAATATTTTGGCTTGCAGATATGGGAGATGTGGAACAATGGGTATTAATAAACAATTTCCCTGAACTTTATAATGAAGAAGCGCAACTGGAAAAATACGCACAACTGCAAACAGGGCTGACAAGCGGGCATGGCGGGCGGGAAATGTCATCCGACCCCAACGCACCTGGGAACAAAACAATAGCATTGATACAAGAAGGAAATATATTGATAGACGAGGATATATCAACATTGAGGGAAGGTGTAGAACTTGTATTCTATTTTCTATTCCGTATGTTCGCCAAACATTTGCCGGAAAACGACAAATATCTGCAATCTTTTGGGCTTAAAAAACAGGATTTGGTGGTTGCGTTAGACCAGATTGCGTTAAACGGTATAAGTGTATCTCAAAATCAAGACGCAAGGCGTATTAATGATACCGTATTTTTTCAGACATTTGCTAGGGAACCGATATTCTCAGACCCTATGGTTAGAAATGGATTATATCGTTCTGTATTTTCTTCTTGGGGCCGGGACAAGCTGGCATTATTGCCTTCTGATGAAGAAATAAAGCGCATGCAGGTGGAAACAATGAAACAGGCTTTAATGGAAATGGATCAAGAAAAACAAATGGCACAGGAACAGTCTTCAATGGGGAATATAGAAAACAATGCAAGACGTTTGCCAGAACCCCCACCCATGCCACTAAAACCAACTGAAATAAGGAGATAACGATGATTGACATTAAAATCGTACAATTCATTGAAAATGCAAAAAGATTGGTAAGATTAAAAGATAATCCTGATTTTCAGTTATACATAGATATTATAAAAAGCAAAAAGAAAGATTATGATAATGTATTCAAACATCCGCGCCCGGTAGGAACAATAGACAAACGTGATCTGGGTGGTGGGCGTTATGAATATTTCAAATATAGCAAGGAAGATGATACTGAACGGCTGAAAGAGGCCCAAATAAGGTCAAATACGTTTGACAGGTGTATAACTATGATTGATGACTGGGAATCGAGGGCCATGATATATGAAAAACAGGAAAAAGATAAAATAGACCAGGTAAAATCCAAAAAATCTGTTGTTAAATAAAAAGTCATTCAAAGTCGTATTCCGGCGACGTTAAATAAGCGGTAGAATGACTTTTGAGGAGCTTCAAATGGTAAAAGAAGACGTAAAACACGATTCGGACACGTCAGCCGAAGACAAGTTAAGACAAGCAGTAAAGGTAGCAAACCCGTCTGGTTCTCAAGACGTTAAACACGAGAAAACAAAGGACGTTGCCGTAAAAGATGAAGATTCAACAGACAACGAAAACGATAAAGAAGCCGTTGCGGATAATGATTCTTCCGAAGATGGCAATCCAGACAAAAAATCAAAAGAACAAGACAATAGTTCTGGCGATAATTCCAATGATAATGCTGATGATAAATCTGATGATAAGTCAGAGGATAAAGATAGCAAATGGATTCCCCGCGGAAGGCTCAATCAGGAAATAGAAAAGCGAAAAGAACTCGAAAAACAGATACAGGATTTGCAGTTTCGGTTCCAGGACTTTCAGAACAATCTCGGTGAAAAACAGACCAAGGTCAAGGATGAAGTAGAAAAACAATCCGAAGCCGAGGAAATGTCGCAGGAGCTGGGCATATCACTTGATTCTGCCTTAAAAATGATAAACAGGCAGGAGGAAAGAGCAAAAAAGTTCTTTTCAAAAGAGATATACGAACTCAAAAAAGACAATGCCGACATTGCGTTCAAATTGCGGATAAAAGATGCTTTGTCAAAACATAAGTTTGCCTCAGAATATGAGAAAGATATTACCGACAAACTTAATGTTATGCCGTTGGAACTGCGAAGCGACCCATTTGTTATTAATGAGGCAATTAAGGGTGTTTTGGGCGAAAAAGTTGAAGAAATCGCCGCCAAAATATCAAAAAGTGCCGTGAAACAGAATGAGGAAAAGAAAAAAATCATTCCAATTAATAATGAACGTCCTTCCGGCGACAGGGCAAACAAAAAACAGGAACTATCCGAATCTGAAAAGTTCTTTGCCAGCAAACTGAAAATATCCGAAGAAGAATATCTAAGAGGGAAAAAGCAATGAAGCGCGGAGATAAATCGCCTACATCAAGAGGGGTAGGAAAAAAACTGCATATACATGGCATAGAATCTGATATTTCCACAAGACAATCAGATACTGTCTATGTGAGGTGCAAACGATGTGGTTTTCTTTGCAACAAAGACAGGGACAGCAAATGTCCTTTATGTCTAATAGAAAACTACTGGAAGGTGAACACATAATGAGTTCTAATGCCAGAATATTCCGGACACGCAACGGTGGAATGAGATGTCCATATTGTGGTGATACGAAAAGAACAAAGTTCATTGAATTAGTTTATGGCGGGTTAATGTCGCGTTGGAAGTGCGGTATTTGTGGCGGCGAATGGCGATACGACGAAAGGCCGCCGATAGGCCCACAATTACTTAAAAATGATAAAAGGGCGCGTGAACTGGATAACCCGTATAATTCTTTTTCAAGAGGAATAGATAAAGATAAGATGTATACTCTAACCAAAAATAGGAGATAATAGGAGATAAAACAATGAGATTTCATTATGATTTGAGTGGTGCGGAACCGATTGTCAGGGATGTTCCTGTATATGATGCCGCTGATATGGCGAATGGCGAACTTGTTATGCTTGGTGCGTCTGACCCTGACAGTGCTGCTGATATGGGTGTGGCGTTTGTTACTGCCTATGCATCGGCTTCTGCTACTGAAGCCGTTGACGCATTGGGTATTATTAACGAAGATTTTGCCACCGCTGCCACGATAGATAATACGCCAGTGCAAGGAAGTAAATATCTGAAAGCAATAATTAATCCATTTGCTGTATATCTTGCAGAGTATTCACAACACGCTGATGACGATGTGGCCGTAACGACTGGCGGGGTTAGCACGACCGTTACCGTGACCAACCTCGAAGATGATATAGATGCTGGCTGGCTGTATTTTTGTCTTGCTTCTGGTGGAGCTCAGGGCGCGTTGAGATTGATCACCGCAGCAGCTACTGGCAGTTGCACGATAGACTCAGCCCTTACAACGACTACATCAGATGCGTTTGTTAAGATACTTCCCGTAAACCACAGGCTTACTTCGTTGAACGCAAGTGCAAAGGCATTGCTTTCAAAAGCGGCCGCTGGTTCAGGAACTATGATTCATATACTTGAGAACTACATAGAGGCAAATGGTATACCGTTCAAAGCTCTACGATATGCCGATAAAGGCAAGAATGGACTTACTGGTGTAAGAGTTTATGCTGATATTAAACTCATAGACCACGTTTACAATCCGTCGCTTGCATAATTAATTAACTAAATAGGAGGATTTACAATGCATTTGAGTGAAAATTGGCCTGACCTGCTTGAACCAGGCATAAGAGATATTATTAATGGAGAAGAAACGCGGTTTAGTAAAAAGGATTCAATGCTTCCCATATTATATAATATGATGACGAGTGGTAAATCTTACGAGAAATATAGCTCTGCGTCAGCACTGGATGATTGGGAAGATTTTACCGGAACAGTGGGATATGATGACACTTACCAGGGATACGATACGAAAATAGAGTTTCCCGAAAAAGTGAAAGGTATTAAGATAGAACGCAAACTGGTTGATGATGATTTGTATGGCATTATCAAACAGAGGGCGGAAGAACTCGGATATTCTTATGCGAGAACGCGCGAAAAATCCGGAGCGCAGTTGTTTAACGACGCGTTTACGGTGGAAAGCGACGATAACGTTTCCGGATGGGACGGCACTGAACTTTGTGCTTCTGACCATCCGTATCCCAACGGTTCTTCTAACACGCAGAGCAACGAAGGCACTACTGCTCTTTCCGCTACTGCGGTTGAAGCCACAAGAAGGTTAATGGTTGCTTTTAAGGGCGATAACGAAGAAGTTATAAATATTAACCCCAATGGCCTGATTGCTCCCATCGCGCTTGAGGAAACAGCGTGGGAAATAATCAATTCAAAAGGCAAAGTTAATACGGACGATAATAATGCTAACTTCCACGAAGGAAAGTATAAACTTTCAATATGGAAGAACTTTCTCACCGATTCAAATAATTGGTTTATGGTTGACATGAACCTTATGAAGAAATATTTGCTTTGGTTTGATAGGGTAAAAATGGAAGTAAATCAGGACAAAGATTCAGATACCCTCGTTGCTAAATATGTTGGGTATGCAAGATACCACCGTTGGTGGATTAACTGGAGATTTATTTGCGGGCATCTTGTAAGCTAAATATAATAATGGTGCGGTGTATGGCTTAACGGCCTAACACCGCATCATATTAATCGGAGGAAAGAACTATGACGGTATCTGTAAACAAAGCTGAACGGATGAAGAAAGAACGCTCTGTGGAACGCATTAGGAATCTTCTTACGCCTCTGCAGGTAGTTGAGATGGAAAAAGAGAGAAGTAATGCGGAAAGATGGTTAAAGACCCACAGAAACTCTGAATTTTCGGCTGTGCGTGGAGCCGATGAAACTTTTGCGCGAAGAACAATCAGGAAATGTGATGAAATGCTTCGGTTGAGAAAAGCACCTGTTGTTGATGAAATGCAAAAGGATAAAATGGCAAGACGTGTAAAATACCTTGAACAAAAGATTAAGGAAGGTATGCCGACAAGAGATGAAATGATGGGCAAACGCCATTCCCACGCGGATAATCCGAACAGCAAGTATCAGGAAGCCGTGCCGAGCATAGTTAGTAGGCATATCGCCTGGAGTAAGGCAAACGACCTTAGAGTCAAAGAATGGAAAAGGTTAAAACGCATACTCGAACCCGATAATCCAGAAGCCACTAATGTTGAAATGTTAAGAAAAATACACTAATGAGGTGATAACAGATGAAAAAATTGATTGCTTTTGTGATTGTTCTTCTGTTTGCGGGGGGCTTATGCTTCGCCGTTCAGACAGACACTACACATCACAGCAACGTTTCAATAACTACTACGCCTGATACCGAAAGCCCAGATGTAACGCTTTCCGGCGGATCCGCGTATATATCTGGCACTTTGGAAGTAGATGGCGCGTGCAGATTTGACGGGCCAATTACATCCAGTTCCAGCGAAAACTCTATACAGAGAATATGGATTGATCCGCTCAACGCCGTGCCGACCGGATATAGAAATGTATCTACGGTTAAGACAGCCCTTATTGATAAAACGAGCACTTATCAATTAAGCACCGGAGATTATACGGATTGCGTTTATCCAAGAAACGCTCTTGTGCGGTTTAGGTGGCTTTCTGGTTCTACGACCGGGCAGATTTCCGGGACAGTTGTAGTGAACGGAGTTGACCATAAGGGTAATGTGACTTCCGAAACGTTTACAATGACGTATGGAAGTAACACCACGACGGGTAATGTGGCATGGAGAACTATTACCAGCTACGATGTTGCTATTACTACAAATGCCCAGTTCGTTTCTGACACTAACGTATATGTTCAGTTTGGATATGGCAATAAATTTGGATTACTTTCAAATTTAGCCGATTCTTCTGAAATAATGACGATTCTTGAAAATGGTGCATTAAGCACTACCTATACTGTTGATTATACTTATGACACGATAGATTTTGCCACTGACCCCCCCAGGCCAGTAGAGCAAGCTATATCCATAGTTAATCATTATATAGCGATAATTAAACCCCTGTTGAGATAACAGGTCTATTATTATTTACCCTGCCCCACGATTTGTTATGAGGGGAATACCAAACAGACATAAGTGGGGCGGGGAGATAATATCACGGAGGAAAAATGTCAAATAACACAGCAACGAATCCTATCCAATGCGATACCGCAGGGCAACTTGTGTCAAGTAATGGATGTATAAAATCAGTAATTTTTGTTAATGATGGGGCAGATGCTGATTTAACGTTAGAACTTATTGATGAAATGCCAATCACTGGTGCTGCTCCCGCGGGAACTAAAATTATTGTTAAATTAGAACTAACCGCTGAAAATCATTGTAAAATATATATTCCGCCGACTCCAATTAAATTTGTTAATGGTTTATATTGCAAAACAATAGACGGTGGTCTTGCTTTAATACAAGTGTAAGGAGAAAGTAATGAAACGTTATTTAGTTATTGCTTTTGCGATATTTTGTGTATCATTTATATTTTTGAATACAGCGTCAGCTGGATTCAAGGAATGTTATACTAAATTATTGAATACATCCACATTCACCAGCACTGGCGTTGAGGGCACATATAATAAAATAGTGTTCTATAATCCTTCGGCGACTTTTGCCATAAATATAGCAACTGCCGCAACCTCTGTCGCTGCCAATAGGTTTGGGATTAAAGCCGGGGAACCGGACTTTGTTGTTAATACGTCAACGCACATTTATTTAATAGCATTAGACGCAAATAATGCAACAATACAATATATGATAGAGAGGTAATATTATGCGGACAAAACGATTTATAGCCGCATTAATATTATCTCTTTGTGTATTTGCCTCTTTTTCATTTGCCTGGACGAGGGGCGATATACGCGATGAGGTTCGCCGTTTGGTGCGTGATGTTGATACAACTAACCAGCGATGGACAGATGCCGTATTAAATACGCGCATTAATCTTGCAGAAAAAGAATTTGTCCGCAAAACAAGATGTATTGAAAAAAGCGAATATACGACAACCGTTGTCAATATATCTACATATATCCTTCCTTCCAATATTTTATCTTCCCGCCGGATAAGTTATGCCATTATTCCATTAACTGGGACTACTACCAATTATAGATTAATGGAATATTACACGAAAGAAGGACTTGACGTGAAATATCCCTTTTGGGAAAACGCAGATGCGAGTGATCCAAGGAGATATTTTTATGAACAAGACCGCATAACAATTTATCCAAAACCTTCCTCAACCTATGCTGGATATCAATTTCTCAAACATGATTATTATGCCCTGCCTGATGATATGGACGAGGATACGGATATTCCGTTTAATAATTTGGGATATTTGTATTCATTCCACGAAAGCATTAAATGGTATGTTTGTTATTTATGTGCAATAGATAGTGGTGATACTGTGGCACAGGACAGGTTTGGGGCTGCATGGAAAATGGCCATAGACACGGCAAAAAATGAAATGAATGATAGGCCCGATAGGAGAGGCGGATTTAGTGTTAAATAGGCTGGCGCAATCTATCATCATATTTGTTATTTTTAATGGTATTTTATATGCAGAAGAACCGCTATATAAAATAATACCCATTACAGAGCCGGTGGCAACACAAATTAACTCCAATATTGTTAATAGGGTTAATGATAATCTTTATGATATATACAATAAAAAACAGAACAAAGTATGGCAATTATTTAAGGAAATACCAGAACTTCAAAATTTAACAGAACGCAATCCTGTATTATATAATTCAAGTTCAATAACAAGAATGTATGTTAGGATTAATGACGTTATTTATGGAATGACTGTATCTACCGACCCCGCCTCCGGTTATGGGGATATGCTTAAATCCATAGAAGGAATATCAATAGCATACTCCACCACAAGTTTAAGGAACGATTTCAGTAACGTCATAATATCAACAGGATATTTGCAAAATCAGATAGACGATATATACCCAGGAACGCATACTTGGACTGGCAGTAATTCTTATACAAATTCTATTTATACATCAAGTGGAATAGTTTGCACAGGCACGGAAACACAATTTTATAATACCGCATTAAATTTATACAATGGAACATTCCACATATCTCCATATTATAATTTTTCATTAGGGGTGGGTTATAAATTTTGGTTTGCCGGAAATGATATAAATGTAAGATTGGGTGCTGATGATGAAGGTGTAACCACAAGATGGCGTTCTGAAACCGGCATAAAAGAATTACAATTTATCAATGAACGAACTGATGATATATGGTTGGCTATTAATGGTGCTAATGGGTCAAATCCAGAAGGTAGTGATAGAAGTTATTTGGCTATTGCCAGTACCCCAATTTTTGTTTGGGGGGATAAAGGTAATTATGGAATTAACATATACGGTAAAGTAAATATATCCAGCAGGACAACTACCGGCGACTTGAAGGCAAATTATGGCGTTTTAACATCTACTTTACAAGTCACAAACAATGCTTCAAATGGAAGTATATTAAGGTCAGACGCAAACGGCAACCTTACCCATGTCAGTTCAAACACGTTTTTATATGGATTGGCTACTTATAATGATTTGCAATCAACATATACTTATCTAAATAATGAATTATCTAATATCTATATAGGCACACATACTTGGACGGGGAAAAACAAGTTCAATCAGATAGATATGAATAATACATCTCTCTATAATTCTTCGGGTGTGGCTATTAATAGCGCAATAGCAAACGGATACTTACAGATTTCGGACAGTTATATTATTGTCAAGGGGACTACGGACGTTGAGATAAATTCTGCCATCTCGGCACTTGGGGCAGATGGCGGGACAGTAGAACTGTTAAATCAAACCTACGAGATAGGCGGTTACATATCTCTTAAAAATAATCTTACATTAAAGGGTTCGGGCTGGGGAACACTACTTAAACCAAAAGCGTGGGCGGGGTGGGCTTCTTCTTCTCACACAATAAGCGGTATTAATGTAAGCAACGTCGCCATAAAAGACTTAAAAATAGACGGGACAAACGAAAGCGGTGTTACTGCAAACCTTATAAACTTATATAAATGTAATTACGTTCAGATAAGTAATTGTTTTATAACTGACGCTGATTATACGGGAATCTATGTTCAAGAATGTAATGATATAGACATAATCAATAACACAACAGCCGACTCTGATAACTTTGACATTTATCTTGCCGGGTTTTCAGGCAGTTCAAACAACGAAAGAATAAAGGTTCAGGGCAATACTATCAATAATCCCACGAACAGAGGTATGGCTATAACAGGGACAAAGTTATGTTTGATAACTGGAAATAACTTTTATGCGTGTTATATGGCTATGGAAATAAGCGTCAATAA